GGGGGAATAGGTTGTCTTTGGGGTAAGCGCGATAATAACTCTTATGTATACCAAAGGACAAATAACTGATTCTATTAATTAAATTTTTTTTATACAACTTTTTAGAAGAAAAGGACAAGAAAATGACAAAAATTATCGTCGAAATCTTTGATAAAAAACTTAACGAACATCAGAATTGTATCGTACGACAAAACCGCATGATTGCCATTCGTGAATTCGAGGACATCTGCAAAGACGCAAATTCAATCATCGCAAAACATCCGGAAGACTACAAACTTATCCAGCTGGGAGTACTCGACGGAGAAAAAGGCATCATTGACAACACTATCGTCGACATCATGGAAGCTAAAGACGCTATTGGAATTAATTTTGAAAATGAAAACCATACTAACTGAAGTCATTAAATGGGGCGGCTGGATTGTTGCAGTCATACAGTCCCTGCTCGACAACAATATGATTAACTAGAAAATCCGGCGGGGCGCGCATGCCGTATCTTCTCCATATTCCTACCAAAACGCGCAACTAAATGGAATTATAAGGAAAAAAAACATGAATGACAGACAGACATATGCACGAACCGCACAGAGAACCCGTAAAGTCAACGTCAAAAACAGATTTATGTTTGGCGGAGACAGATTCTAAACATCATAAACCATTCAAGACATCAATATGGGGGGTAATCCTAAATGAATGAAAATACTAAAAAAGTGGAAAATCAAGATATTGGTTATAATATCATTGAAAATTCTAAAGAAATCAAAAAAACGCCGTTTAATAAATATAACAAAAGAGTAAGAATTCAGGAAAATTTCGATAAAGAAAAAATCACAATTAAAAGAAACGGTAAGTTTATCAACGCTTTCGACTATACACAATCAGGAAGAGAGGGAACAGAAATTTACGCAACACTCGACAAATACAACAAAAATCTCCAAATGACAAAACAGGCAATGGAAACAAACGCCAAAAAATTATACGGCGATATTGGAGAAATTGGAGATCTCCAAACAATCATGAACAACGCTAAAAAATGCGAAAGACTATGGAACAATCTAGACAGCAACATCAAAAAAGAATTCGACAATAACATTGATAACTTCGTTAATAACGCCGAAGAATGGACTAAAAACTACATCAAAAAAGAATTCGAAAAAAGAAAAAATAAGGGGGACAAAGAATGAGTAGAAACACTATTGTAAACGGCAACAACGTACCACAACTTCTAAGACCTAGAACTAAAATCAAATACAGAAAAAGAACGCAAACAACCGGAAATTTAGGCGAAATCATACCTTTTTACGTAAACGAACTTGTGCAAGCGGGCGACACTTTCAAAATCGACTTATCATCATTTAGTCGATTAACAGTATCAAATTATCCATCTATGGACAATTTATTCCTTGATATCTACCTTTTCAAACAGAACAAAAACAACCTCGTTAACGAATTTGCTCCATTCATGGGAGAAAACTTAACCGGAGCTTTCGAACAACAGTACGAGTACGAAATACCTAAATTAAAATTATACGGCTCCCATACATCCGCAAGAAGTCTTATAAACAGACTATACGGACTAAAATTTTTTAAGAATGAAATCACACAAGATAACGGAATATTTGTATCTGCCTTACCACTAATAACATATTGGCAAATGTGGAACGACTGGTTTAGAGACCAAAACTACATGCCTTTACAGGTAATTCCATCAATGGGCATGTATAGCGGAACTAACCATACACCTATATACATTAATAAAGCAACCCTAAATAGTATTTACCCGACAAACCTAAGTACAATCGCATTAGACCCATACTACACAGGCAGTGCAACAGATACAGATTTAATCTATAACTGGTATACTTTAGGTAAAGCTTGCAGATTCCACGACTATTTTAGCACAATCATACCCGAGCCGCAAAAAGGCGACCCGACCAGAATTCCATTAACCGGCGAAGTAGAACTGGAAGTCTACGGTACAGGCAAAGGATTAATGTTTACTGACGGCGCTGGAAACTTTGGAACAACCGTAAACGGACAAATTGAAAACAGCCCTACTCTTAAAGTAAACACAGTTACCCAGGGCAACGTTGAAGTCGGAAAAAATCTTGGCAACGGCTCAACAATAGGCACACTTTATAACGTCATCGGCATTCCTACCAAAGAACAAATTGGAGACAATGAAAGCAATGACAGCGGACTTATGGCAACCCTAAACTTCGCCGATGCCATAATTGGCACTATGAACGATATGCGTACATTAGTTTCTGAACAACACTTCCTTGAAAACAACGGAATTTTCGGAAGCCGTGAAAAAGAAATTTTAAGAGCAAGATACGGAGTTATATCATCAGCAGTAACAACACACACCGTTGAATACCTCGGCGGAAAACGAATTCCGTTAAATATGGACACAGTATTACAGACTTCATCTACCTCAAGTGAAAGTCCGCAAGGTAATGCGGCAGGATATTCCGTTACATTCGATGCAGACGAATTATTCGTCAAATCGTTCGATTATCCAGCAGTAATCCTTGGTGTAGCAGTCGTAAGACAGAACCACAGCTATAGCCAAGGATTAAGCTGTCAACATACAAAATTCAAACCACTTGACTACTGGACACCTGAATTTAATAACGTTGGATGCCAACCCATATATATGGGCGAACTATTTCTTGACGTTGAAAACCAGGAAAACAACAAAAAAGTATGGGGCTACAAAATGCCATGGCAGGAATATAGAGAAGAACCTGACCAAGTTACCGGTATGTTAGCACCAGACTACGAAAACTCACTTGATGTTTGGAACTATGCAGACGACTACGCAACCGCACCAGTCGCAGGTATATCATGGTTACTTGAAACACCGCAGTATTTAGACAGAACATTAACCGTTACTTCTAAAAACACAGACCAGTTTATGTTTGACTTCCAGTTAAACATAACAAAAATAACCGAAGTACCATACTTCTCTATTCCTGGTTTGGATAAATTCTAATGGAACCAAACGAAGAATATGAACAAATTATGCAAGCGGCGGACAAAAATATCCGCCGCTGGCGTAAAAACCTCAAAACAGTAGACGAATTATGGGCAGAATGCAAAAGACTGAATTTAGTTACATCCAACAGTTTGCACGAGAAAAAGGTTACAATCAAACCCAATTCTTTGCCTTCCTGCACCACGCAAATCGTCGAAGAATTGAAAAATCAAAAATATTACCTAGGGAGGAATAGACGCAATGGGATTATTCAGCAGTATAGGCGGGTTAGTAAATGACCTAACCGGGGCAAGCAGCTCCGCAAATAGCAGTTATAAATATAACGCAGCACTTCAAAATCAGAACTGGGCACACCAAAAAGAAGCCATGCAAAACGCTCACCAATGGGAAGTTGCCGACTTAAAAGCAGCAGGACTTAACCCTGCTTTATCAGCAGGCGGAAACGGAGCAAGCACCGGCGGCGCAGGCGGAGGCGGCGGAGGTGTAAACGCTCCAATGGGAGATTTAGGAGGACTTTTAAACGTCCTAACAAGCTTTGGACAACTCGCTAACTCTACAAAAATGACAAACGCTCAAACGGGATTACTTGACGCTCAAACAATCGAACAAATTACAAAAAATAAATACATTGACGACAATATAAAATCGGCAATCTTAAACACTATGGCGGATACTTCATTAAAAAAAGCCATGACTAGAAATTCGGCAGCAGACACGGCTTTAAAAGGTCAACTAAAAGCTACATCCGCAGCAGATGAAAAAGTTAAAAAAGAACAAGTATTCCTAAACCGCGCACTCACTACCGAAAGCGCTGGAAGAACAACAAAAATGAAATACGGAAAACCAGCCGAATACTTAGGACTAGAACCTTACGGCTACCTATACGAAAAAATGAAACAAAGAGACAATTCAAAATACAACAAAAATAAAAAAACTGGAGAACCCCTAAAAATACAAGGAATAAAAGACATAATTAACCTCTTATTATCAATGAAATAAAATAAAGGAAAAAAAACATGGCATACACAGTAGGATTAAACAACGAACTTGACTATGGCGGAGCTAGAATTCGCAACGGAGTTAACACCGCTTATAAAGCAGGTAAAACAATCGAAACAATAGCAGAAATAGCCAAACTATTTGATTAATATGACCAAAAAAAAGGAGCGGAAGACGCTCACCAACTATTTTTTTTATAGTTGGTGTCAGTCAGCCCATATAGAACAAGTATATACGGGCTGACCTTTTTTTTCAAAAAAAAAGTAGGTAAAAATGACCTGTACATCTCCTCTACACCTATACTTAAGAGGTACATACCCGGCTTATATCTATTCAGAAGACGAACTACACCAACTTAACAAACCAAAATTCCAAGAATGGCCCGGACACTATCACATAAAAGTACCTTGCGGAAAATGTCTCGCCTGCCGTTTAGACCACGCAAACGAATGGGCAACCAGAGCATGGGCGGAAAAACAATGCTGGCATGACAATTGTTATATTACACTTTCCTATAACTCCGCTAAACGAAATCAAAAACGTAAAGGCGGTATAGACCAAGAATACAACCTACCACTAACCGAAGACGGCAAAATGACGCTACGCCATAAAGATATTGTCGACTTCATGAAAAGATTAAGAAAAGAAGAACAAGGCACCGATTTTTGGTTAAATCCAGTTACAAACAAATTCGAAGCACCTATCAGATTTTTAGGCTGCGGAGAATACGGACCGAAAGGCGGACGACCACACTATCATCTTTGCCTATTCAATTACAAACCTAAAGACCTCGTATTTTTCAAATACAACAAAAGAAGACAACCTCTGTATAAATCAAAAACACTACAAAGAATATGGGGACACGGTTTCGTTACTATTGGAAATCTCGAATATGAAAGCGCATGCTATGTAGCAAGATACACACAGAAAAAAGCCGGAATTACAAAACGAAAATATAAAAAAATTGACGTAGAAGAAATAAATAAAACAACTGGCGAAATCAAAATGAAAACAAAAAGAGTTAGAATAAAAATAAAAGGAGAACCAGAAGAAGAATATATAAACATGTCAAGAATGCCGGGCATCGGATTACACTATTTCAATACACATTTTCAAGAAATCAAAAGAAATTCAGGAATACTTATAAAACAAAAATTAAAAAAAATACCAAAATATTTTAAAAAGAAATGGGAAGAAAGAGACTGGGAAGACTATCACAAATGGAGATACCAAAATATAAAAATAGGCAAAGAGCTTTGGGAAAAACTACTAAATGGAACTTATCCACAAAAAATACCTTTACACATTAAAGAACAATGGTACTTAAAAAGAATAAAAGAACACCTTGAAGAAATCAATAAAACCAACAAATTGCCAAGAGACGCTGAATTATATGACGATACTTGTTAAAGCCGCCATAATTAAAAATTATGGACTTTTTTAACAAGTTACAAAAAAAATGTATTGACTTTAAAAAACTTCTGTATAACCATAAAAACACGGTTAGCGGGGAAATTTTGTCGCCCCGCTAGCTATCAGGAGAAGACCATTGAAGAAAAAAATTGAAGTTTACGAAAAAATCACCTTTTGGGAATATTGTAAACGAAAAATTTTTAATTTTCTATGGAATATTATCGTAATAATCTGTCTAATATTATTACAATTTTGTATATTTCAACTCTAAAATAAAAGAAAATTAGACAAATCAAGCGCATAATAACTCTTATGTATCCACCCACAAAACCGAT